ACATCATTTTGTTCCCAGTTTCCTTTTATTTTAATTTTACTTGCATAACGATCATGAAGAAATAAATTACCTGTGTTATCAGGAACTTTTACAAAATACACGCAAGAAAAAATAGTTCCATGAACATGAGGAATAGCATAAGTATCTTTTTCATAAATATTTAACCATGAATGACATACAAATAATTCATCAGGCATGTCCCAATTTTCTGATTTTATAACAGCTGGAAGCATATCATCTCTAATAATTTTAGCTACTTCTCCAATAGCTGGATAAATATGATGTGATCTCCAATCTGTTCTTTTTGCTTTTACATTACAAGCAGATGTACGTTGGTTAGAAAAGTTATGTTTATCTGTATTTAATTCTACAAGAGCAATGTCTTCTAATTTTTTTTTCCATTGTTTATGATTAGGCATATCAAATTGCCATATAGATTGGGTAAAAATATCTGTTTTAGTTATATTATAATGATTACTAGGTTTCATAATTTATCCAACTTTTTTCTATCAAAATTACCTGATATTGATACTCTTTCAATCTCAGTATTATTTTGACTTGTAAAATGAAAAACTTCACTAGGAAAAATTAATAACATTTTTTCTTTAGGTTTAATTATTTTTTCAATTATTCTACCATTCCAAAATAAAATAAATCTTAAACTACCTTGCTCTTCTATAAATTTAGGATAATAAACAAAAGAACACAAAGCGTCTGCATGGTTATGAAGACCTGTTTGTGCTTTGGGCGGTGTTTTATGAATCCATATTTCATCAAGATCTAATTCTATATTCATTATTTTTTCTACTTTTAAATGTATGTTTGTTTTAAGATCCTCTAACATAGGAGTATTAGGATATTTAAAATCTTCAAAAAAAGTATGATCATTGTTATCATTTTTTCTAATATGACTTTGATTTATTTCTTTCATAAGAGCATCTGAATCTAGATCTATATAATCTTCAAATACTTGAACTATTGCTAGTATATGACTTTGTATTTCCATTCTTTTTTCTTTCTTTTTCATAACATAAATTAGCTGTTAAGAAAACAATTTTAATGTGAAGCTTGCAGCGCTTAGGTAAAAAAATTACATATTGAATACCTAAAAGAACCGTTGCCCGCCCACTGCAAAGGGGAATGCCAAACATCAGAAGAAAAAAATATAGCTCTGTTTTGTTTAAAGCCAACATGAATACTTAATTCATGTTTATTTTTTGATTTTTCATGATAAAAACCTGTTCCGTTGTTTGTTGACTCCTCTCCATACATATAAATTAAACATTGATGTGTAGTTTTAATATCCTTATCCGTGTGTGGTCGTGGTTTATCACTAGCTCCCACCATTGTGTAAGAAGATTCTTTAAATGTCGAAACATTAAAATTAAATTTTTTTGCTATTAATATAGCTATTTGTTTTTGAACATCACATTGATTAGGTAGTGTGTGAGTGTGCCAATAACTTCCTTGATATTCCTCTATTTTATCTTTATCTGGCGGAAAATATGCCGCCTCCAACATTTGATGAACAATTTCATTGTATGTGGTTAAAGGAAAAAAATTTTCTTGTATAAATATTTTACTCACGTTTTTTTCTTCCTCTTTCATAACATAAATTTGTTGTCAATTAAAGAATTATCCTATAAAAATAAGATTTAATGACAGAAATTAAGAAAATTTACGTAGCTACACCTGCTTATGGTGGCATGTGCCACATGGGGTATTTGCATTCTATTTTAAAATTGCAAATGATGTGTTTTGATAAAAAAATAGCTATGTCTTATAGCAGCGTTACGAATGAATCTTTAATTACTAGGGCTCGAAATACTTGTGTTTCTGAGTTTTTAAATGCTGAAGATAAGCCTAGTCATTTAATGTTTATTGATTCCGACATTCAATTTGATCCTATGAGTATTAAACGAATGATGGAATATGATAAAGATGTGGTAACGGGGGTTTATTCTAAAAAAGATATTAATTGGGATTATGTTTATAGATTGACTAATGAGCACCGGCAAAAGAAAATAAAGGATAATGACCTCTTATTTTCTTCATCTTTAGAATATAATTTAAATTTTAAAAATCCTCTACATGTTACGATAGATAAAGGTTTTGTAGAGGTTTTAGACGGAGCCACAGGTTTTATGCTTATTAAAAGAGGGGTTTTTGATAGGATGAAAAAAGCATATCCAGAGTTGCAATACAAGACAGATCAACTTATAAATGGTAAGAAATATAAGTCAAAAAACACCTGGGCGTTTTTTGATACAATGATTGATCCGGAGGACAAACGTTATTTATCGGAGGACTATGCTTTTTGTAGACTTTGGCAGAAGATTGGTGGTAAAATATACGCTGATATTTCTAGCCCTCTTACTCACTGGGGTACGTTTTCTTTTAAAGGACATGTAGGGACTAGATTTAAGAGCAAAGAGGAATATAATGCCATTAACAAAAGTACAATTCAAACCGGGAATAAATAAGCAAGATACAGATTATGGTGCTGAAGGTGGTTGGACAGATGCAGATTTTATTCGTTTTAGATATGGTCTACCTGAAAAATTAGGTGGTTGGAAAGAAGCTACAACAAGCACTATTATAGGAGTAGCTAGGGATCAATTTTCTTGGTACACATTAAATCAACTTAGATACACGGCTCTCGGAACAAATAAAAAATTATATCTTTTATCAGAACAAACTATTCATGACATTACGCCTATTCGTCAAACAAACTCAGCTGTAGGTAGTTGTTTTACTACAACTTCTTCTAGTGCAGATGTAACCTGTACGGTTACAACTCATGGCGCGGAACCTGGAGATTTTGTAACTATTTCTAATGTTTCTTCTATCCCTGGAACAAGTAGTTTATCTGCTTCAGATTTTCAGGGAGAGTTTGAAATTCAATCAATTACGGATACTAATAATTTTGTTATTACTTTAGCTTCTACAGAAACAGGGACTGCTTTTAGTACAACTGGCACAGGAACATTTAATTTTCAAATAAATACAGGAAATGCTGTAAGTGCTTTAGGTTATGGATGGGGTACAGCAACCTGGGGAGAAGATCAATGGGGAAATGCTAGATCTACTTCTTCAACAGTTATTCAAGGAGCTAACTGGTCTTTAGACAACTGGGGAGAAGATTTAATTGCTACTTTTCATGATGGAGCGACTTATCAATGGGATGCTTCAGCAGGAACCGTGACCCGAGCAACGCGGATAAGTAACTCTCCTTATCTTTCTCGTTTTTCTATGGTGTCTGTTCCAGATAGACATCTTATTTGTTTTGGTACTCAAACAACAATAGCTACTACAGGTAATCAAGATGATTTATATTTAAGATGGGCAGACCAAGAAAGTTTAACTGATTGGACACCAACAGCTACAAATACTTCTGGTAGTTTAAGAATTGGAGATGGAAGTAAAATTATGGGTGGCGTTAAAAGTAGAGGAGCTATGTTAATTTGGACAGATAGTTCTGTGCATGGGCTTCAATTTATAGGACCTCCTTATACTTTTGGTTTGCAGCAACTGGGTGCTAACTGTGGATTAGTAGCTCAACATGCTTGCGTAGATGTAAGAGGTGTTACCTTTTGGATGAGTCAAAATGGATTCTTTATTTATGATGGTGCAGTTAAACAGCTTCAATGTACAGTTCAAGATTATGTATTTAGTACACTAGACCCTTCAGGACAAAATGATATTTATTGTGGAGTTAATACAGATTTTCATGAAGTAACTTGGTTTTATCCAGATACAAGCGCTTACAATAATTTAATTAATAAGTTTGTAACCTATAATTATGTAGATCAAGTTTGGTCTGTAGGAACAATGGATAGAACAACTTGGGTAGATAGAGGAGTATATGCTTATCCGTATGCTACGCAATATCTTCCTAATTCTACAACCAATGTTACTCCAACTATTACAGGACCTCTGTCTAATGGTGTATCAGCTCTTTTCACTCAAGAAGATGGATATAATGGAAATGGATCAGCTATTAATTCTTATATTACTTCAGGAGATTTTGATATTAGTGATCAAGAAGCAGGTCTTGTAATGTCAGTTCGTAAATTTATTCCAGACTTTAAAAATCAAACAGGTAATGTTAATGTTATTATGCAATTTAGAGATTATCCGCAAGGGTCGGCTTCTAGTGCGAGTTCTAATTCAGTTGTAGAAACTACTACTACTAAAATAGATCTTCGTGGACGAGGACGTACAGCTAATGTTAAATTCTCTAGTGATACAACTGATACTAATTGGCGATTTGGCACATTCCGATTAGATCTACAACCAGATGGAAGAAGATAATGGCTAGAATTAACATAACACGATTTCCCAACGCTACCCCTGAATATGATCCTCAACAATTTGATGCTATGGTTCGTTTATTAGAACAAATTGTAAAAATTTTAAATACTACTTATCAATATGATATTAGTGCTGAAGCAGAAGCTCAGTCTTGGTTTTTGGAGCATTAAATGGCTAATTCTTATGTAAACACAGGAGTAGATCTAACAACAGCAGATTCTACTACTATTTATACCTGTCCTACGGATACGACAGCTATTATTAAATCTCTTCATTTATGTAATGATCAAGCTTCGGATGCTACTGTTGATATTTCTTGGACAGACTCTAGTAACAGTGATGCTGTTATTAAATGGTCAAGTGACCTTACAGTAAGTGCTAATTCTCAAATTGAAGCTTTAGCTCCTAACACAGCTCAAATATATGGGCAATCTACTTTAGTTTTAGAAGAAAATGATGTATTAACTATACAAGCTAATGCATCTAATCGTGTTCATGTAACGGCAGCTGTATTACAGGTAGATAACTTTAAACGTTATAGAGAGGCTGGTACTACTGCATAAAGACTTGAAATAGGAGTAAAAATATGGCAATTAAAGAAGAACCTAAAATCATTGGATATAGGGAGATTAATGGAAAACAAATCCCTATTATCAAATGCGCTACGGAAACGACAATATATCATACTGAAACAGGACAAGAGTATGATAGTGAAGAAGCTGCGCAAGCAGACGTAGACGATCCTGCAACTTCGACAACTGCATCTCACATTAAAAGGGACGTGAAGATTACAGTTGCAAAACTCCACATGGAAGGAGCAACAAAAAATTAACATGGATCGTACATGCAACAAACAGGAATAGAAACAATACAACAAGTCGCTACCTCTTTAGGAGGACTAGGGCGATACGGAGATACTTATATAGTTCACGCTGCTGAAGGAGAAACAGTTGTTCCTTTAGAAGTCTTGGACCACGACCCGTTACTTAAGGAAAGATTATTCGACTCTATGCGTGCTATGGGCATTGAGCCTGAGCGCTATATTGTGGGCAATGAATTAAATTCAAAAAATCCAGTTACTGGGCAACCAGAATTTTTCTTTAAGCAAATTAAAAAAATTTTTAAAAGTCCTTTGGCTCAAGTAGCTGCAGGAATGTTTTTACCTGGTCCTTGGGGCATGGTGGCCGCTCCTGCTATGGAAGCAATAGCTGGTGGTGAGGGCAAGGATATTTTCAATGCTTTGGCGAGAGGAACCGCAGGAAAAGGCTTTGCCGATTTTTCCGGTATTACAGGAGCTGACAATAAAATGTTTTTTAAAGATTCAGGAATGGAAGGTAATTGGTGGGACAAATTAAAATCATCAGTATACAGTAAAGGTGGAGGTTTTGACCAAGAAGCTTTAGCTAAAGCTCTTAAAGATGGAAATGAGACTGCTGCTAAACTTGGCCTTAAAGAAGACAGCGAAGCATATAGTAAATTTATGACAGGTATTTATGATTCATTTATGAAAACTGGAATAGATAAAGGAGGAATTATAAATCAACTAGGATCACGAATTATGGAAGATCCTCTTCAAGCTTTATTTACTGGTGGAATGGCTTGGGGACAATATGATGAGGCTAAAAGATTTAATGAGGCTATGAAACAACAAGCAGAATCAGGTGGTGAATATGATTACACAGTGACAGATGATGTTGTTGAAAATATTTTTTCTGATGCACCTCTTGTTACTGCTGCAAAAGGCGGAGGAATTTCAAAAGTTTTTCCTCATAAAGATGGAGGTATTAGTGGACCTGGTACAGGAACAAGTGATGACATTCCAGCTATGCTAAGTGATGGAGAATTTGTTATGACAGCTAATGCTGTTAAAGGAGCTGGAGGCGGAAGCCGTTCAGCTGGTACAAAGAAAATGTATGACATGATGAAACAATTTGAAGGAAGAGCTTAATGGTTGATTACGTTCAAACACAACGGTATCCCGCTTATCAAGAAGAAAGGATGCAACAGCTCTACAATACTTTATTTGGTATTGGTAAACCTGGAGATGAAAATTATGCTCAAGGTTTATTAGACATACAACGACCTGTTCCTAAACAAGAAGTAGCCGGTCAAACAGCTGATCAATTAGCAGCAATGCAAATGTTAAGAACTGATATTGCTGCCGGTATACCTATGGCTCAAATGCAAGCCGCACAAGCAACGGGGGCCGCTGGTCTTAGTGCTGCACAAGCAGGTCAAGCAGCTTTACAACAAGGACTTGGACAATTTGCTCCTACAGCTGCAGCCATACAACAATTTGAAGATCCTTATAGTGCTCGTGTTACTCAAGAAGCTTTAAAAGAAATTGATAGACAAGGAGCATTATCAACTCAAGCTTTATCAGCGCAAGCCCAACAAGCAGGTGCTTTTGGAGGATCGCGATTTGGAATTCAAGAAGCTGAGTTAGCAAGAAACATTCAAGATATTAAATCAAGACGAATTTATGAAGATCAATCACGAAATTATCAACAAGCTTTAGGCGCCGCTATGGCATCACAAGAAGCTGCTGCTAAACGAGCTATTGGTGTAGGTCAACAATACGGAACGCAAGTGGGTATGTTAGGAAATTTAGCTAATATGCAAGCAAATATAGGCCAAGGAATACAAGGAATGCAACAAGCAGATGTTAAAGGCTTGCTTGGTATAGGACAACAAAATCAAGCTTTTGCTCAAACCCAAAGAGATGTTGCTCGACAAAATATTTTAGCACAACAAGCAGAACCTTACGGCAGACTAGAATTTGGATCTAATATTCTACAAGGTATGCCTGCTGGTACAATTCAACAACCTGTGTCTGCGGGACCTCTTTATATGCAAAGTCCTTTTGCTGCAGCTATTGGTGGTGGATTACTTGGGCTTCGTGGTTATCAAGGTCTAACAGGAGGAATTGGTAATTTAGGATTAACAGGTAATTAATTATGGCAACTTTAGAACAAATTCTTGCTATGGTAGACTCAGGACAAGAGGGTAATCCCGTTGAACTTGCGGATTCTATTTTTAGTCAATCTGTTGAACAAAAGCCTGGTCTTGAAGGTTTAAGTGAAGGACAAGTACAGGCGTTAGGTGATATGGATTTTACAGGAAAAAATACAGCGAGTGAAAGATTTCAAAACAGTTTAAATGTTATTTCTGCTATTCATCCTGTTCAAACAGATGAATATTATCAAAAAGCAGCTGAAGGAATGTATCCTGAACACGCTTATGAAAGAGAAAAATTTTGGAATGATATTCAATTAGGTTTGTCTTTAATTAGTGGAAGATCTGAAGGAGGACAATTTGGTCCTATTGCTAATGAAGCTTTAAATAATTGGTTACAATCTGGGCAACCTATTGCTGAAGCAGAAAGACAACGAGAAGGCCAAGTAGCACAAACGGCTTTAGAAATGAAAGAACAAGATGCAGAGGCTTTTAAAGAACTTATGGGTCAAGCTTTTATAGCTGACATGAGTGCTCAATTAACTCAAGGACTAGAACAATTTAAAGTTTTATCAAAAGAAGAAGCTGAATTAAAAAATTTAGACACAACTAAAGGACAAATTTGGAGAGAAAACATACTTAATGGAGATATAAAACAACTTCAAGGTGTTGTTCCTAAGGAAGATAAATTTAGAATTTTATCTACAGAACAGGCTATAGCTAACAATCTTCCAGTTGAAGCGGGAGAAGTTTATAAAATTAATGACAAAGACGGTAATATTACTCAATTAATAGGTGCTTCAGTAGGCAAAAATTTTGAGATTTTAAGTAAAGCACAAGCACAAGAATTAGGTCTTCCAACAGAAGATGGACAAATTTGGCAAAGAGATAAAGATACTCAACAAACTTCCCAACTCTTTGGTATTGAACAAAGACCAGAAAACTTTAGCGTGCTTTCTTCTGCAATGGCTGAAACAATGGGTCTTCCAACAGATAGTGGACAAGTTTGGCAACGCAATAATACGACCGGAAAAATAACTGAGTTACAAGGTTATAAAACTCCAGGAGATAATTGGGTGGTGTTAGATAAAGATACAGCCCGTACTTTAGGTCTTCCTGTTGATAGAGGTGGTGTGTGGATGCAAAATAAAAAAGATGGTGCAATTAAACCTCTTTTATCACCAGCCAATATTAGTGAAAGAGAAAAGAAAATTGGTTCTCTTACGGATATTCTTAAATCCAATAATTGGGGAGTAACAGAGGATACAACTCCTAGTGACGAAGAATATATACAACAAGCAACCAAAATGGTTGATGGAGTTATCGACATGGTTGTTCAGGAAGATGGAAGAATTTATATAGTAGATAAAGCTACTAACAGCAGACAATTAGTAAATGCAGACAATAAAGGAAATTATCCATTACTAGGACAAATTGATGATGAAAATCCTTATGCGGTAGTAATGACTCCTACAGACTTCACTATTAATGATTTAACAACAGGTGATTACGAAGAAGCTATTAGACAAATTAATAACTTATCATATGCTATGGTAGAGGCTGAAGATTTAATAGCAATACTTGAAGAAGTTTTAGGTCCTGAAAATTTCTTTAAAAATGCTTTAACAGGAGTAATGTCTATTTTACCTTCAGGAATGGATGAGTGGGGTAAATTTGTTCAAACAGCCAGTGGTCAAAAACAAGTAGATCTTTTTAGTCGTGTCTTAGTTCAAGCCCTTTCTTTAAACCCTCGTTATCCTGTAGCAGAACAAGAATTAATTAATAAATTAAATACAGAAGGAATTGCCTTATTTTTAGATCCAGAAGTAGGATGGGCAAACTTTAATGAGACTCTCAGATTTATACAGAACAGATTATCTTTTAATAGAAATTTACTTAAAACAGATCCAGCTGAGACATGGCTTCGTTTAGATAAAATACCAAGTGGCACAGCTAATGATCCTATTATTATAAACACAGGAGACACGTTAACAAGAGGAGAAGAATGGTTAAATTTTCTT